TGGGTGGTTTGACAATGGCAAACTATATCTCGATATATCAAACGTAACCTTAGACCTACGCAATGCCATATACAAAGGTCTGCGTAACGGACAGAAAGCAATATATGACTTTCAGACTGGCAAGGATATAGAGATACCGAAAGGTCAGGGTGCAGGTACGATGACGCAAAAGGCGACATACATGGACATGAAGATAGATGAGTTAGTTATGAACTATAAAAACAAATAGAGATGAAAGTAAAAGAATTAATTGAGAAGCTAAAGCAAATGCCACAAGATTTAGAAATTAGAGTGGTGAATGACAATAGAGAAGACGAAGAGAATGAATGGGTATATGAAGTAGAGTTCTCTGAAAAAGGTCAGAGTGGATACGAACTATACGGAGAGGTACGATTATTAACAAACGAATAAAAACAAATAGAGATGAAAGTAAGAATAACAATAAGAAAAGTATATCACAAGATAGCAGAGTTAGATATAGATATACCTAATCTGGAACCCGAAGAGGTGGCTGACTACCTAATTGAGAATGAAAACCTATACGATGAGATACATAAGAAGTTAGAAGAGGTAGATTATGAAGATGGATTTGGAATAGCAGACGGAATGACCGATAGAGATGTAGAGGAAGAATGGAGGTACGATGTATATGAACAAATATATGGTGGACACCTATAATGTTGGTTTAGTTGACTGACAATCAACCAATTAGCCAAAAAAATGTTAAGCGATGTTGGTTTTAAAATCGACCAACATTGCCTAACTATCTGACAATCAATCGATTAGTCGGTCGGATGTTAGAATGTTAGAAAAATGTCAAATACTGGGGAAATTATACGGGGGAGAATATTTCTATATATACTATATATATTTTAATTTTTTCTCACAGACCTAAAAAAACTAACATTCTAACATTTTTACAACAAAACATAGTAATATCAAAGGATACAGCGATGTTAAGAGAAAAAAATGTTGACACAGCGTGCCATTTGTTGACACAGAACGTAACCTTTATTAACAATTAAATTATATTATAGACATGAATAAGCTAACGATTAACATAATAGAGAGTCCAAACGGATTCTTTTACGACTTCGACATGAGCAACGGAGACAACATGATGTCATACGCAATGACGAAGCAAGAGATGAAGGACAACCTACTTGAGATGCTATCCGATGACGAGGGCAGAGAGATTAAGATGTCTGACATAAGTATCAGATTCAATGGAAAATTTATTAACCTTAAAAATATATAGACATGATAAATAGAATAGAATACATAGACGAAGAGAGGATAGCTATATATATCGGTCAGTCGATCTTTGAGGCAGATATATATACAGAGACCAGGTATGACTCAGAGCCATTTTCCTTCAACGGACTCAATGACAAGACCAAGTACGAGATGTACGAGTACCAGTACTACGTCCCGTACAACCTTGTGAGGATAAAAGGAAAGTGTAACCATACCGACAGAGAGGTATTAAGAGAGATAGAGTATAAATTAAATTAAATAGATATGAGAGTAACAGTACCGGTACCAAAAGATTGTGCATTAGCTTGTATAGTGTGTGAGTTATATTTTAATAATGGAAAGTTCAAGAGAATGAATAAAACCATTTTTAGAGAGTTATGTGCCAACTATATGTTTGCTAATGGAGAGATGTGCAAAGATGACCATATAGACGATTATGAGCAATATTACGAACAAGCTTTAGAAATAGTAAATAAATATTATAAATAAATAGATATGAAAGAAGCAATAGAGAAGCTACTAAAGATAGTAGAGAAGATAGAGTCACTCCAGGTAAGTATAGAGATACTTCAGAGCAACATAAAGACGTATCCGTCAGAATTCGTAGATTTGATAGAGGATGACAAGAGGAAGATACGTCGGAATTCTGATGAGATAGACAGACTGGAGTTTAAGATAAGTGAGATATCAAAAACCCTAACAAGATGAACGTGATGATGAGATACATGAGGTATGTCTGCCGAAAGAGAGGCATACAGATAGATAACTTCTATCGCATACAGATATCCAAAAGGCACATCATCCTGGTGGGCAATAGGACTGAAGAAATGTTGGCCACCTACGGTGGCGATGACATATTAGTAACAAGATACATGAACATATATTTAAGATGAGCAAATCATACGACAACGCATACAGACTGATAATGGGAGAGATCACTTATGAGGAGCTCTCTGTCGATGGATGGTTCTTACTTCCATCCAACCATGAGGATCCGTATGTCACACTGGAATACTACGAGTCGATAGAGGACTACGATAGGTGTATAAAGATAAGAGATAAAATAAACAAAGATGAGTAAAGAGAAAGACATAAATGCCGAGATAATGGCACTAAGGAGCAACCTGACTGGCGACCTGTATGAAGACATGCAGACACACCAGCAGATATATGAACTAAAGAAGCTACTAAACCCTGAGATAGTAGATAAACCAGAGCTTGATGACGATGACGAATGTCTCGCCTGCGGCTCATAAAAACAATAGAATCATGAGTGAAGAAAGAAAGACATACACATACAGATGTGTAGACTGCGACGAGAGGTATGAGTTCTCTCACGCACAGACATACAAGAACTGCAATAAATGTAAGTGGAGGGGTAACATAGTCCTTGAATCCATAGAGAAGAAGGAGGCCGACGATGAGTAGATTTCACATATGCTACATGATAGGCGAAAACCTATGCACTGGCATGACACTAAAGGCGTCAAGCTACCGAGACGCATTGAGGAAGTTCGGTAGGCATTCAGATATAGTATACATATGCAAGCTATGAGCAAGGGATATAACATAACATTCAGTTACGGGGACGAGACAGAGACACTAAAGCTAATAGCTAATAGCAAGGAGAAGGCACTTTACTTCTTTAAGATAATGTTCCCAGAGGCACACATCGACGAGATAAACGAGAGCATCGTCCAGATAATAATCGAGGACCTACAACCAAATTAGTAACAAATAAAATACAATAAAATGATGCCACTAATCGCAATGGCGACATTCCTGGTAATGTTCGCACTGACTTATGTTGCCTCTACGATAGAGGCAATATCTTTGAGGATCATACTTGTGCCGATGGGTATGGTCGGAATGATTTCATCGGCAATAATCTTTTTTTTATCAATCTTAAATTTAATGATATGAGACAGCTAATTACAGCCATCGTCATACTGATATCTTTCAGTGTGACAAGCCAGAGGCTACACAATCCTGGCAACTATTACGAGATGTCAAGGCAGCACTTCATGAAGCCATTCAAGAAGGACGACAGACAGTCAGCCATACTTGAGGCCACAAGACTGCTTATGATGAACGGGTTCAATGAATACATAGACATCCTTGACGAGTCGAGGGTATGCTTCTTTGAGTCTGTCATGTGTATGGACATGAAGCATGTCATCGTGGTATATATATTCCACTGGAATAAGTTTTACGAGGTAAACATCCTACGGATGAAGAACAAGGACACCGCACTATTCTCATACCTTGACTATGATGGTGTAGGAACCGTATTAATGTACGACAAACGATGAAGGCCTGGGATGACCTTGTGAATGACAAGGATAAGTCGTTATACACGACAAGAGAAAGCGAGTACTACATCGACCATGGTGTTAAGATAGAGAAGTTCGATGACGGACGTATAGAGGTCAAGAATACTATGACTCGTGGAGAGATGTTCGAGGACGTAGATGAAAATATTTTAACAATATTTAACGATGAAGGATGGATACCTGGATGTATGAATGTAAACATTCAAGTATACCAAGGTAAACTACAGAGAATCAATGAGTTGATAAGGATAACTATATCCAATAACAACGATAAATTCTTAGAGACATTGAAGAATAGAAGAAAAATAATTCAAAAAAAAATCAACATTTGTCGTAACAGATTAACAAAAATTTATTAATATTGTAAACCCTAATTTAATTTAATATGCACTGGAGAAATTTAATGAAAGACAACAAGTACCTGGGCTCATGGGACTTGGAGAGAGACGGAAAATATGAGCCACGCACCGTAACAATTCAAAAGATCTATCAAGACGTATTCGTGGGAGAGATGGGTAAGGAGGACAAGGTGTTCATGCTCCTTGAGGAGTTTGACAAGCCTATGGTCTGCAACAGAACCAACTTCAAGAGACTTGAGAAGTTCTTCAACACATTCGACTACAACCAATACATTGGTAAGCAGATAGTACTGAATGTCGAGAAGGTCAAGTCACCACAGGGACTTGTCGAGGCACTAAGGTTCTCTACGAGACCACTGCCAAAGAAGACCAAGCAGAAACTTACTGATGAGATGCTGGACAAGGCCAAGCAGGCACTTGAGTCTGGGAGAACCACCATCAGCAAGATATCCGCAATGTACGAAATGAATGATAACCAACTAAAAGAATTGAAGGATGCTGAAGTTAAGAGCAAGTAAGTGTTCCGCCCTATTCACTGGGCGTGACGGACTTACAGAGAAGCAGGAGGAGACACTCGATCTCCTCCGAATGAAGATATCACTGACAGACAGACAGGCACAGCAACGTGACGAGCTTATCGCAAAGCGTGACGCTCCGATCGAGCTGCCTGAGGGTGCTAAGACACTTATAGAGGAGACTATAGATGAGTCGATGTACCAGTACAAGTCATTCCTGGAGCTCAGAGAGATGACCAAGGGTACTGACATGGAGGACGAGTCTATCGAGCTGTACAACAGAATATTCTTTACCAACTACAACAAGCTGATGGAGTTTGATGAGCACCATAGTCTTACCTATGGATGCATGTCAGGTCACCCAGACATTGTTGATTGTGAAAGACGTAAGGTTATCGACATCAAGTCGAGCTGGTCAAAGAAGACCTTTCCTAAGAGGCCGCCAAAGAAGGCGGTCTATGAGTGGCAGGTAAAGATGTACCTATACATGCTGACCAAGAAGACTGGAGAGGAATGGAGAGATGGAGAGGTAGCCTACATGCTTGTAAATACTCCTGAGGAATTGATCCCAGAAACAGAGGACGACAGCCTACACTATATGGACAACCTGCCTGACAGTCTTAGAGCTACTATCGTAAAGATAGAGCTGACTGACGATGATATCAAGAAGATAGACAGGCGTCTAGATGCTGCCGAAAGGTATGCAGATGAATATGTAAATTTTTTAAAATCCAAAAACAAATAAAATGAGTAATCAATTTAAAATGACAGGTGTCGTTGAGGTTATCTTCGACACAGAGCACGTAAGTGACAAGTTTCAAAAAAGAACA